CTCTGATAGATTGAGCCGTCGAAGTTTGAACTTTCATGACAATTTGTTCGGCGGAGTACTTTCCCCGGCTTTGAGATCGCGGTTTATGGCTTTTTCCCATGCCATAACCAAAGGCGGTTTCAAGTTTGTCCGAGTACGATATTGATGAAATACCGGTGTATCTTTCACCGTCGATTTTGAGCTTTGTCGAGCCCCAAGAATGGGCGATCCCGTTTATTCTGATTTCATCGGCCATTTTTTAATCTCCTAAAAACGAAATGTTACCTAGTTTTTTTTGTTAGACTCCCCGGGCTTGAAGTGCCGGATTTTCAAATCCGATTTCTACTTCGATGAATTCCGGATAAGCAAGAGGAACGACCCGGCAAGTACAATTCATTGTTTTTGTGCTCAAAAGATTGTCCGTCCGGCTAACGGCAAAGCTAACGGCGCTAGCCTTGGGCTTTGAGAGCAAAGCGCCCCTTAACTGCGCCGTCGCGGCGGCTTCGATTTCAAGAGCCTCTTCTTCTAATATGTACCCAGTCGCTGAATCAACAAGTATTTCTTCGTTGACCCTTTCCTCTAGATACGAACGAACAATTGTTTTTGCAAGGTTGATAATCCGTCTGTGAGGAATCAATTGATAATCGCTTGTCGGAGTCGATAAAATTCTAGGCCGGTTGATATATACTCCGGGCCTTCCCTCCCATGTCCGAAGCGTAAGAAAACGAGCATCATCAAGTCCGGGATTAGTGCTTTCGTCGTGATCGTCGGGATTACCGTTAGAGTCGGTAATAATAACGCCGTCCATTCTGCCAACTTTTACATTGGCTAAATTGATTTCTTCGCTTCTCACGGCATGGGCCGGGGCTGCCCACCACGAGGGAGGGCGTCTATATTGCCGGCCACTAACGCCACTTATAAGCTTACAGCTACCGGCTGACACCGAACCATACACGGTTGATAAAGCGCTATATATAGTGTCAACGGCGGTCAGATAGCTCGCTTCGCTTTCGGCTATGTTGGGCATGCGAGCATGACCAATGTACATTCTGTCTTTACCGTAGGAGGGCATACCACTCACACCGGTCTCGACGGCGGCGAAAAGTGTGGCATCCATTGCACCGACGATCTCGACAATAGACCATAGTTGAGCACATTTACGCAGCGCCGTTAATGCCGTTCCGATCTCTCCGGCTGTCCACATAGGGCCGGTTGACCTAAACGTGATAATATCACCGGCGACAAGTGTTTGTGGAGCGCTTCCAAATGTAAGCTCTACTTCGTCGACCGCCGGATCACCACTATCCGGAAACTCAAAAGTTAAAGCAGTTCCTAGCGCCGTCACTTCGCTTAGTGTTCGGCCGCCGTCCATCGACCATTGAAAAGTTATTCCGGCTGTACCGAGGATTCCACCGTTAACGATGATAATGTAAAATTGAAAATCGTCGATCGGTGCCGGACTACCTGCAACGGAAACGCTTGCTGTTCCGGTACCGGTCAAAACAGCCGATGTTAGAGAGCCGGCGGTTGTGTCCCCGGTGCGAACAACTAGCACTGGACGGCCAAATTTTGTTATGGCATAAGCGGCGGCTTCAACAAGTGGTCCAAGGCCAAAATCAGCAACTAGGTCTGACACCCGAGCATAGGCCGCCGGAGTATCAACCGGGCCCTTTGATGAGGTACCGACTACCGCTAAAAGAGCGCCACTAGACGGCGGAAGGATACCGAGGGCACCGTCAAGTTCTGTCATATTTACTTGTGGTTGTGTCATTTTTTTAAGTCTCCTCTAACGGCGGTATGTCTATTTCTTCGCTTGCAACCGGATCTAATCCGTCGCTATCAAGTTCGATATCCGCCTTGGCTTCAACGTCTAAATCTTCATTAGCGTCTAGATACGTAATATCAGGAATCATTGCTTTTATTTCGCAAATTACTTGTAAGGTCGCGCCGTACCGTCTAGCTGTCCGGTCAACCATCCAAGAAGTCGATTTTATTGATAAAAGATTTCTAACGGACAAATAAGCGGCTCTATACCATGCGTCGAACATAAAACGAGCTGCTTTGTATTGTAATAATTCATTTTCAGCTGAACTTAAATCTTTTGCTTCAATGTATACGGTGAATAATTCGTATAATGTCCCGATACATCGAGGGTTTCCTCCGGGGTTTCTAGCGCTTGCTACTTGTCCGGCCCCACCGGAGGGATCGCCCGGCACCCAACAAATACGATTTTGTCTTCCGCCGCGATGGGTCGGGGTTTGCCAACCAAAAACATTAGAAATATTTGTCGATTCATCGTCAAATCTCTCAACGACGTCGTCAAATAACTTTTCTAACGCTAATGTATCGGACATTATTGCGCCCCCGGGGTCGCTTTGCGTCCCCTTGTAGGTCGCTTTGCGTTGTTATTCCTGGTTTTCAATATATTCCCGATTTTATCGAGCTCTTCCGGTGTTATTTCTGATTCTAAAATAACCCGGCCTAACCATGACATTACTTCTCCGTTAAACTCCGTGGGCATAGTCCAGTTATTGGCTTTAGCTCCAATAAATAACGGCAAATTTGTTACCGGACAACTAACAGACTCGAGAAATTTTTGAACCGACGGACTATATTGTTTTTCGAGTTTAAAAGTATCGGCCATGATGTTATTTTCCCATGATCATTTTAAAACGCCGGCTTAAAACGTCGTTTATTATTTGTAGCATTTGTTTAGTGATTTTATCAGGTATAATTTTTCGTTTTTTTCCACCGCGAACATTGCCATAATTGTGGCGTGCTTCGACGCCCCTCAGGGCTATTAGAACCTTTGAACCTATTGACGCTACACCCAGCGCATTTGCTGCGTTCTGTAGTGGCGCTGAACCGTCTAACGTCGGTTCCCATGGCATACCGTCAGGATCTCGAGAAGATGAGATATTTTCCTCTAGAGCTTTTCTCAATTCCAATGCAATATCTCCGGCGATCTGCTCGTTTGACTGGCCAAGCTCTCGGAGTTTTAAGATAAGAGCTTGTATTTGGTTATAAGCTGCCATTTTACCAGTCTTCCGATCCTACGCCGTCGCTGTCCTCGGCCCTTCCGGTTTCTTCCTCGACGTCGAGCCAAACATAAGGGGACGTTTCAGAGTAAGCCAACGGCCCTCCTTTGGTTATTGCCGATCCGTCGGCTGTGTCGTCAACGGGTAAGTCAAATAATCCTTCTTCGGCGTTTGCCGCTTCTTTTATCTCTTCCAGCGCTGCTTTTGCGTCTTCGGCAATCGAAATAAATTGCTCGTCAGTAGCGTCGACTCCGCGTTTTTTTAATAATTGAGGGTCCATGATACGGGCGACCCAGTCACATATTGCGTCAGGATAAGGATAGCTAAAAGGCACGGCATATCTTTTTCTTAGCCGGGCATCAATTGACCGAGAAATAGCTCTCAATTTTCTATCTACCCAGCCGGCCTGTATCGTTTCAACGTCTGAAATATCAACCGCCGGTAAAACAGAGTATTTTTTGTACTCGGCTAAGTCTAGATAACTCACTTTTTCCTCAATATATTCCCGATTTTATCGAGCTCTTCCGGTGTTATTTCTGATTCTAATATAACCCGGCCTAACCATGACATGATCTCACCGTTTAAATTCGTGGGTTTCAACCAAGCGTTTGCCCGGGGCCCGATATCTAAATAAAGATTCGTCACGGGACACCGGTCAATTTCGATCCCGGCTTTTTTTAGCCGGTTTCTTCTTGCCCGGTCGACTCCTTTTACCCCAACAGGGGGCGGGACGGAAACCACGGGCGTCATGGTTTCCGTCCCTAGAAGGGGCTTTTTAACCGGAAGGGCTTTAACCACTTCTAATTTTAGAGATTTTCCCGCTTTCTCACTTTTGGGCTTTTGCTCGGTTCCTCCTTTTTTATCTTTGGTTGCCATTGTTTAGCTCACATTGACTTGGAAGAGCAGGTATGGGTGACCATAACCAACGGTGTTTCTTCCTTGTGTGAGCCACTGGAGCCGGCGTTCTCTTGCGAGCCGGTCTGAAGCTTCAAGGCCATGATAAAGAATGGAAAATGGTTCTCTATTTTGATAAATAAGAGCACCCAGACCGTCACTGTCGGAGATCGGTGCAGCTTTGATGTAGTATGTGGTGTCAGTGCCGCCGAAAGCCGATCCAAGTTCCGGGGCTTCAATCGGTTTGTCAAAGTTCCAGTCTTTGATTATCGGCGTTATGTCCGCACCGCCGCCTCCGGAGGTAGCGGCTTGAGCAATGAGACTTCCACCGGTCAATTGAACCAGCCGGGAACGAAGAGCCGGCGGATGAATAATCGATTTAATCTCGAGATTTCTCGGGTCAACGCCGTTCGGCATTGCTATTGAAGCAATGTAAGCCCGGATAGCTGAAAGGTTGTCAACGGCGGCGTCGACTGTAACGGCTGTATCGATTCGTGTGGCATGTCCAACCGTGGTTGGATTGAGAATGTTTGAAAATGTACCATCGGCATTATCAACGCCGTTCACATAGTGGCCGGTATTGAAAAACGTGAGCCCGTCATATGTTGTGTATCCGGCGGTAGCTCCGTTTAATATTGCCGACGCTACCTGCTTTTGTGGCCAATATGCTGCATATTTTCCAACGTCCGCCGACCAGTGCGCGGCCAAACGCATCGCCGCGCCGCCCGGAAGTCCATTTTCGACGTCTTCAAGTTGATCCTTTGTGAGAGTCAACCCAGCGCTTGCAAATTCGTTTTCTATTTCGGTATACGCCGACAAGATATCCTCAAAATCGGCTTGACCGGATTCCATTTTCTTGATTGTTGCCGTCGAGATCAACCATACGAGAACTTCCTTCTTTGACATAGACGGTCTTTCGACCGCGACCTCTTTCCACCACAACTTGGAAAGTAAGGAGTTATAAGCATTTATGGTAATTGACCGCATATTTTCTTCTAGCTCATGGAGCCATGATTGACCTGCGAAACGCATTTTTTAACCCTTTCCTTTGACCGTGCTAGCGCTACGGGAAAAATTCCTTTTTTATGTGGTTGCAATTGCTACCGGAACACAAGCAAATCCGGCTCCGGCGGTAAAGGCCGATGTAATGGCGTCGAATTGAAGTTCGTCGCCAGCAACCAATGCAAGTGCTTGAAATCCTACGTGATCGTCAAGTTCACCGCCCAGTGTTCCGGGCTTGACTCCGGCTGTTCCGAGCGTGGCCGTAACATCCCCGGAGGCACCGCCTAGAATATCTCCTCCGGTCTCATAACCGGTAACGGAAGTGGAGATACCGATCGCCGAACTTGACCCACCGGTAAAACCGGTTGTAACATCCCAGTAAGGGAAGCCAACCAACCTTAAAACCATGTTTGCGGGTACTGTGAGGATAGCGTCACCGTCGCTCATAGTGTAGTCGACGGGGATTTGAAGAACCTTGAATTTATCGTTAGCAATCCAACGACCCGACCCGGCGTCAGGCTCGATAACGAGCTCTTGGGCTTCGTCTTCGTCGGCTGTACTTGTACCGTCAAAGCGCCACATGGAGCCGTCGGCTCGCACCATTACTTGCATACCGGTAAACCTTGACGCCGCTACAATAGCCGACAAGGCCGCCTTGGTAGCTACTCCGGCGCTCCAATTTGCCCCGAGACCGCTTGGTCCTGTGACGGCAACACCGGCTTGAATATAAATTCTTCCGCCTTCTATCGCGATCACGCGACCGGCTTTGGAACGTGTGCCGCCGCCGCTCGACGTTGATACTGTGGTTTGATCTTTGATATAAACTTCGCTCCAAAGATTTGCAATGGTTACATTGTTTGGCGCTGTGTCATTGACAAAAGCATGAGACCATACCTCTTCGAATAAATCGATAAGAACGGTCGCGGTTCCGTTACCTGTCAACGCCTCGGCAAACCGGCCAATGGGTAGCAAGGTAGTTGACGCCGACGCGCAAGAGTAGGCTAGGCCGTCGGATGTATCTATGGCGGCAAGGTTGCCTTTAACGGCGACTTCGGCATTTGCCAAAATGACTTTGATTGTTTTGTATGATTTTGATCGAACTCTCATTTTTTATTAGCTCCTATCAGGCTTTTTGTTTTCTTTGTTTTCCGGTTCTTCTTTGTTTTCCGGGCTTTCTATTTATTCCGGTGTTTCAGCACCAAGCTTTAAAATATTGCCTTCGGAAACAACCCCGGTTTGTCCTTGCTCGAGACCCATCGCCCGGCGCATCGCTTTTGATTCATCCGGAGGAAGCCTGGAAAAATTTTGACTCCCGTTTTTCCCGCCCCGAATACTGTGAACGGTCGCTGTTTTTGCGGCGCTACCAAGGCTGGTTTTTTTCGGTTTCGGAAGTTCGGCTAAAATTGCCTTGATTTCTTGCAATGGTTTGCTCAAAAGAATTTTTGACAGACCCTTGCTTACGCCGCCGTGAGATTTGATCAGTTTTTGCTTTTTTTCCATAGAATACATTTTTTCCACTGAAGCAAGCCTTTTTTCGATTTTCGCACTATGCGCAGAGATCGCCGCCGCCGTTGAAGCACTAACGGATTTGAGAGCTTTTTTGCTCGTTTCTTCTTCGTCGTCCCCGGTTTCTTCGTCGTCCCCGGTTTCTTCGTCGTCCCCGGTTTCTTCGTCGTCCCCGGTTTCTTCGTCGTCTTCTTCTCCGTCAACGGCTTCTTCTTCTCCGTCTCCGGCTTCTTTTTCGTCCTCGTTTTCCTCAAGGATCGCAAGGGCTTTGCGAGCTTTTTCTTTTTCTTCTTCCGAGCATTCTTCGTCGTCAATTATCGCCCGGAGGGCATCCATTGCCTCTTTCTCTTTTTCATCCATTTTTTCACCTTTTGATTTTAACAAGGCTATAACATGGTCTAAACTTCCGGTCTCATCGGCTAAGCCGATTTTGACGGCGAAAGATCCCCGGAAACTTCCGGCTTCAAGTGCCTTGATTTCTGCCTTAGATATGCCTCTATTTAATGCAACAAGTTCAAAAAATTCTTCAGCGAGTTCATTGACTTCTTGTTGATGTATTTCTTGTTCCTCTTTTGTGTATTCTGTGTGTGGATTCCAATCTGATTTTCTAGCGCCACTAGTTATTAAGTTGACTTTGTGTGTTTAGGTTCGATCTTGAAGTTTGTGTATGTGAGGGGCAATGCCGATTTAAGCTGAATGTCTACAGTATATCAAAAGACTGTTTCATCTGCATAATACATTTTGTATTTATTACAATTTTGTCTTGTTAGCAAGTTGCAATATGTGTAACATTTCAAGACAATCAAAATCCTTGGCAAGCGAATTCATGCTTATTTGCATTTTTCAGTTTGTGCTTTATAAAGTTTAGTTATGTATTCTCGTTACCAGAATTGTAAGAAATTATAACTAA